AAGCTGTTATATTCGAGACTGGAAAAATAAACGCAAAAGCAAAAATCGAATCTAATAATAATAGATTAACAGTAATTAATATAGAAAATAAAATGGAAGCTGAAATTGATATGGACAAACAGAAAGTAGGAAGAGCTGTAGCACCAGAAGTAGTTAAGACAATAAGAATTAATAAATAATAAGAAAGGATATAGTTATGTTTTATATTATTCTTAATAAAAAAAAGTATAATGTATTGAATAATTTACAAATCAAACAAGAAAATAGCGAAGTAACATTCCAGGACATTACAGTTGATTTTACTAATGGAACTATTGTAGATATACCATATAAGTACCAGGAAATCAAAATATACAATAATAAAGATGATATTGTTTTTACTGGCTTTGTTGATGCTCCAAATTTAGGAGAAATGAAAAATACTTCTGATATTGAAGGTAGAGAATTAACTATTACATTATTATCTCCGTTAAAGATGGCTACATTAAGAACAGTTACAATAATAGGAACCATGAGTATAAAAAACGCAATAAGCAGAATATTAGAGCCACTTGTAAATGATGGGTTTGTAATAAAAGAAATAAATATTACAAGTGGTCAAGTCACTTTAAATTATGTTTTACAAACTGTAGAATATTGCATGAATGATATAGGATATAAAAGAAATATTTTTTGGCATATTAACGAGAAAAAAGAAATTTTTGTAAACAATATAGACATGTTATTTGGAAAAAATATTGTAAAAAAAATAACTGAAGAAGATGGAGAAAAAGATGGGCTCTATTATTTACAACCAACAATAAACGATGTTGATTATGCTAATGTAATAAATTTTAAAAATGTAAGACTAATATATTCAACGGATTCTTCTGAATATCCGTTAATAGAGACTGGAAAAAAGATAAAAAAAGGAGATACAGTAACATTTAAATATCCCATAATATTGGATGAAACAATATTGAGAGAGTTTATTGCAGGTTTAGACAAAAATATCAATAATCAATTTTGGGCTAATATAGAAATTGAATTAGCAAATGATGTTTATTATAAAAATTATGCAATTGGAATTAATTTAAACGATACAACAAGTGCAAATTATAATAAATATGTTAAGCAAGGAAATATAACTTTTAACGATGATGGGGGAAATGATGGGGAAATAATACTTCAAAGAGATAGTTTTTTTTCCAATTTGATTACAGGATTTAAATGGAATATTGATAAAGAGGTTACAATAAATAAAGCTAGAAGTAATACAGCATTAAGATATACGACAATGAGATTTATATATAGTCAAGAAGTTGAAAAATTAAAAGGCATAATAAGTGCAAGTGGTCAAATTGAAAAGACAATAGATTATAAAGAAAAATGGATTTCTTTAGCACAATTGATAAGTTATGCAAGGTCGCTTATGACTCAAAACAGCAATGTTATAAATCAAGTTGTTTTAAAATATACACAAAATCCAAATTTGGAGATTGGAGATATTGTTAGTATAACCAAACCATCTTTTTTTACAGATGGAATTTTTGCAGTAAAAGGGAAAATATATACATATAAAAATGAAAACGATGAGGAATGGCAAATAACATTAAAATCTAGCGATTTAATATCTTCTTATATAGATATGTTTAGACCAGAAGAGCAACAGGAAAATCAAGATGTTGTTGATACCGTTATATTAAGTGAATTTATTGAAGAGACATTAGATGAAACACATATTGTAGAAAATTACGAAGATACAGAAACTAAAGTTTTAAGACTAGCAAAAGAAGCTTGGATCAGCGAGGGATATGATTTAGCTGGGCTTGTATTAGTAATATCTGGAGAGGTAGCAACAGATTATTATGCAGTATCTGTTAGAGATGTAGAAACATCTGCATCTATTGGTTGGATATATGTAAATACTGCTACCGGAAAATGTGAGGTGGAATATTAATGAAAATAAAAAATGAAGCTATTGTTATTCGCAATGGTAAAAAAATATATGAGTTTAAAAATCTAATTTTAGATGCATATTTAAAAGAGTTAGCAGAAGCTCAAACAAGTGTTGAAAACACTAGTAAAATGGGATATCAGAAAGCATTAAAATTTTGTTTATTAAAATTTGAAGATGAATTAAGTTTTAATAAAGAGTCAAATTTACCGAACGAAACTTTTGATGTGTGCTATATGGGCGACGATTACATAACGCAAATTGGAAATACAAATCAAATTACTGTTCAATACGATGCATATTTTAATAAAAATACATTTGTTTACGATTATAGTGCGCGAAAAGGTGGAACAAAATTCTTAGAGAAGTATTATGGCAAAAAAATAACTGCTATAGGCTGGAATGATTATTGGACACCAACATTAAGCAATAATAATTTTGTACCTGTTAAGGCTATTTTAGATGTGTCAAGGTATAATTTTTATTTACAGGAAAATCAGGAAATTTCTATAACTCGTAAGGATATAATTACAACAGATTCATTGTTTTGGGCAAATACAAGCAAAATAGGATATCCAGTGCATTTAGCTCCGGCAAACATAGAAAACATTTACGAACAAAAGTTAGACGAACACGAGTACTGGGACAATGAAGCATATCCATTATTATATTCTGTTGGATTGAGCAATAATTTAACATATATGTTAAAAGAATATGTGATAGGAAAAGATGTTAATTTAACGATAGATAACAATATATTAAAAATTGAAAATATACCCAACATTAACTCTATTGCAGTTACATATCTTACTAAGTTTTTACCATTTTATCCAACAAGAAGCAATTATAAGTATATTTTAATAAAATACAAAATTTATCAAAGGTTAAATAATAACAGTGGCGATGACATTGAATCCAAAGAAATAGACACAGGATATTATTATCATATTGCGATACCAATAACAGATGCTGGGAATAAAAATCTTATAATTAAATATGAAAGGGGTTAATTAATATGTTATTTGAAGATAGAATTCAAAAAAATCCCAAATTACTACGATTAAAAAATCCAAGCACTGGAGAAATTATAGATTGGGAAATACAGGAATTGAAAGACGACGAGATTGAGCAAAAAGGAACAGAAGTGAGTGCAGAATTATTAAATGGAATATTAAATGATATCTATTTAGAAGAGGAAAGAAAAACAAATAAAGTTTGGATAGATGGCAAAACCATATACAGAAAAGTTATAAAATTTGGAGCATTACCTAATGCAACTAAAAAAGATGTAGCACATAATATAAGTAATTTAGAGCAATTTACTAAAATTGAAGGAATAGCAACAAGACAAGATGATACAAAGTTTACGCAATCATTACCTTTAGTTTATAAAGATATAGAACGCAATTATAATACACCTTTAGGTGTCGATGCACAAACTGTATCAATTCAGACAAATGAAGACAGGAGTATGTTTAATGGTTATGTAATATTAGAATATACAAAAACAACAGAAGAGGAGGTATAGGAAATGAAAGTAAAAAGATTAAATGTAAATGCAAATGAAACGGTAAAATTTGTTTTTGATGTTTGGGCAAGTAGCTTTTTTGTAAAGAATTTTACAGATGGAGCAATTCTGATTTGTTTAGGAGATACATTTGTAGAAAGTGAAAGTATAAAAATACCAGCAAATTTTGCAGAGCAAATTGAAAATAATTTTAACGACCAAGTTGCAAGATACACAACTAAACAATACACAACAGTTACGATAAAAGCTGAAAAAGGTGGGGAGGTTGAAGTACAATGCATAAATTAAAAACTATGGTAAATCTTAAGCCAGGTGGCACAGGAAGTTCTGAAGAAATAAAAAAAATAGAAGAAAGAATTGATGCTCTAGAAGAAAAACAAGTAAAAGAATATGGAGTGAGATATTATTTCGGACAAGCAAGTTCTACATTAGAGCGACTTGGAGATGCCATTGGATTAACTGCAAAAGCAACAAAAAATGGAACTTATGTTGAAAATGATTTTGACAATGTAGAAATATTTAAAGATATAAAGCTAGTTAAAAGAGATAAAAAAACGCATAAATTGTTAGCAGTAAAAGGTGATGCAGATTTTGATGACATTGATGGGGAAGAGATGGTAGATTATCCAGAAACCTATTGGAAATTTAAACTAGATGAAAACAAAAAATTCGTTGATATATATGTACGAAATTTTGCAACTACAGGATATAAAAAAGTAAATGCTTTCAGTGTTGGAGCCAAGCCACTTTCAAGCGATGCTGATGGAAACTTGCAAACAAAATCTGGTATTTGTTCTAAAGGCTGGACTTCAAGAACTACTTTTAGAAATTCAATAAAAACACAATATGGCGATAACGCTTGTTTGATGGATTGGCGTTATCAAGTTATTCTTAATTTATATCTTATAGAGTTCGCAAATTTTAATACGCAAAAAATATTAGGACAAATGCATTCAACTTTTAGATTTAATAGTGCAAATGATAAAGCTTTAATCGAAGAATCAGCTACTAATAGAATAATAATAGCAAATGGTAGTTTTGTTGTTGGTCAACAAATCGGAATTGGAACAAGCGATGGAGGAACTCAAATAGCAAAAGAAAGAACTGTAACATCAATGACAAAATATGATGATGGAACTGTTACAGGTTTTGAAATTACATTTGATGGTGATCCAGTTGATATTACTACAAAAGCAATTGTAATGTCATATTCGCAAAAAACAGGTAGCACAGATGATATTCAAGCTAGTAGTGGCTGTATGGCAGATGATGGAAAACATGGAGCAAGATACAGATATTTTGAATTTAATTCAATTTTTGATTGGATAGATGGATATATTGTTAAGGATGGTAAAATGTATTTTTCTTGTAATCCAGAAGATTATAACGACACAGATACAAGTAAATATGATGTACTTTCCTATGATTTATCTACAGCATCAGGGTACATAAAAGAGCTAGGATTTGATACAAATAATCCATTTTGTATGTTTCCAACTATTGCTGGTGATGGTGCTGGATCAAGCACATATATAACGGATTATACATGGTGTAACCCAAAAGGTGTGTTTGCTCCTCGTGTTTCTGGTGTTCCGAGCCACGGTGCTAGCGTAGGTGCTTTCTATTGGAGCTTGATCAGTGGAGCGACCTCTGCGACTTGGGCTTGCGGGGCTCGTGTTCTTTTTGACCAGATATAACGGGGGTTTGGGGGCGGTCAGCCTCCAAATAATCTAAACTGTAGAATAACTAAACTATAAAAGAGTTGTTTTTTATATTTATATAAGTATAATAAAAAAATGGGATTCATTATGTACTAGAGCCTGTTACACTTTTTGGTGTGTGTTTGCTCCTCGTGTTTCTGGTATTCCGAACCACGGTGCTAACGTAGGTGCTTTCTATTGGAACTTGAACAGTGGAGCGACCACTGCGAATTGGAATTGCGGGGCTCGTGTTCTTAAAATTTTAAAATTACATAATGTATTCCTTGTCGCTTGGCAAAAATTAAGCCGAATCTGGATTAGTCTAGTAGCTCCGTTTGAGCGAAAAATTAATAGGCAAAAAAAGATATAAAAAGGAACCAGCAATGAAAAGAAAAGGAAATTTATGGAGTAGTATTATTGATAAAAATAATATTCAACAAGCAATTTATAACTCGTCAAAAGGGAAAAGAAATAGAGCAACAGTAAAAAAGATATTAAATAATATAGTACACTATACAAATGAAATACAAAAGATTTTAATAAGTGGATATGTTGCAAGTGAGTATGACAAGAAAAAAATTTTTGATGGTGCAAGGCAAAAAGAAAGGATAATATATAGACCAAAATTTTATCCAGACCAAATTATACATTGGTGCTTAATGCAGATTGTAGAGCCAATTTTTATAAGAGGAAATTATATTTTTTCTTGTGCGTCTATTAAAGGAAGAGGACAAATATATGCAGTAAAATACATACAAAAGATATTAAAAAAAGATAGAAAGTATACAAAATATAATTTAAAATTAGACATTAACAAATTCTATCCAACAATTAATAAAAGTATTTTAAAGTGCAAATTTAGGAGAATAATTAAAGATAGAAATACATTAACATTATTGGATACAATAGTGGATTCGTATGCAGAGCCGACAGGAGTTCCTATTGGAAATTATACAAGCCAATTTTTTGCTAATTATTATTTACAGGATCTAGACCATTTTATAAAGGAAAAGTTAAAAATTAAGTATTACATTAGGTACATGGATGATATGTTAATTTTTGGAAACAACAAAAAGAAAATACATTTAGCAAAAAATGAAATTGAAAAATTTATAAATAAAGAAAATTTAACATTAAAATCGAATTGGCGAGTAGCAAAGACAGGCGCAGAGCCAATTGATTTTATAGGAAAAAGATTTTATAGAGATTATACAACTATAAGAGATACTACATTTTTAAGATTAAAAAGAAGAATAAAAAAGATTTCAAAAAAATCGAGCATTAATTATACGGATGCAACAGCCGTTATTAGCTACCATGGTATGTTAAAACATACAGATTCGTATAAGGTAAGACAGAAATATATATATCCATTTGTAGATATAGAAAAATGTAAGGAGGTTATTAGAAATGAAGGCAGAAAGCGATGTTAAACCAAATAAATATGAAATTTCAAAAAGAGCAAACAAAACGATTATAACGCTGATTGACAATATAGAAGAAGTAAAAGAAAATGAAGAAATAAAATATAAGTACGATGTATATGAAATAACATTACATAGAGATATAAAGCAATTAAGTGATGATGAGTACGAAAAGTATTTAAAAATCGCAAAGGCACAACAATTACAAAATGATAGTGAAGTAACAATTTTTGATAGAATTGATGCAATAGAACAAGCGATTGCTGAAATTGGGGAGGTAGTTTATAATGATTAATTTTTATATAATACAAATTAAATTAAAAAAAATGACAATAAATGATGTTCCCAAGCTATGGCGAAAAAAAGTAGAAGAGAAAATAAAAGCTTTTGAGTAGGAGGCTTGTATGGAAGAGTTTATAAAAATTTTATTAAATCAAGGAGGAACTGTTTTATTAGCAGTTCTTTTTATTTATGTATTTGTAGAAGATAGGAAAAGCAATAAAGAAGAAAAAGCAAATAATACACAAGTGCTTAAAGAATTGTCTGGCTCCAATCAAAATATTGCAGAAAGCCTGAATTTGTTAAAAGTAACGATAGAGAATAATACAGCAGAGTACAGGCATCACGATGATAAAGCGGAGCAGAATTTTAGCAATATAAATGAACATTTAGTAAAAATTGAGGAAAAATTAGATAAAAAATAGGAGGTTAAATAAATGGTTTTTGGAAAAGCAATAGAGCAGTTAAAAGAAGGAAAAAGAGTACAAAGAAAAGGTTGGAATGGAAAAAATCAATACATAGAATTAGCAACCAATATTAGTTATAAGAATAAAAAAGGAGAAATTATAAATGCAAAGCATGATGCAATTGGAAATAGAGCAATAGCATTTGTTGGAACATCTGGAGTTCAAATTGGTTGGTTAGCAAGTCAGGCAGATATGTTAGCTGATGATTGGAAAATTGTAGAGGAGGAATAGTTATGGGAAATGATAAATTTATTGATATATGTAAAAAAGTAGTAAGGAAGTATGCAGAAGAACATTTAGATAAGACTGATAATGTTACAACATTTGATGTATTTGTAGTATGGCAATGTAAAACACTACAAAACAATAAAGCACTATTATCAACAACATTATTTGATGGTATGTATTATGAGCTAACATATAATGGAGATAAAAAAGAGCTGTATTTAGATGCTTATAAAAAGTTTGAAAATAAATGTATAAAATTGGAGGGATAAATATGAGTAAAAGAAAAATGATTATAACTGCAATAGTAACAATTGTTTTGGCTATAGTTAGTGCTATATGGGGAGTCAACTATAGTGAACGAGATGTAAAAGAAATTAGCGATTCTGTGGAAACTGTGGTTAACTATGTTGATAATGCAACATCTACAACAGAGATAGTAGAAACAACAGAAACGGAAGAACAGACATTAGAAGTAGAACAAGAAGTCGAATCCGATGCTGTTGTTGAACAAGAGAATATTGCATATAATGGAAGTTCTACAGGCAATGGGCTATCTATGCTAGGAGAATGCACAGGATTAACTTATTATTCGCAAGCCGATACAAGATGGGCTAATTATTTATATACATCTACTAACAATAATACTCAAACCATGAAATCCAGTGCTTGTCGGTCCAACTTCGGCTGCTATTGTTGTAAGTTCGTCCAAAGGTTTAATTCTGCCAACAACGATGGCAGATTTATTTATTCAAAATGGATTTAGAACAGCCAATAGTGGTACTGCCTGGTCTGCATATAGCTGGATAGCTGATTATTTTAATTTTAATGATTATAAGTATACATCTAATTACAATACAATGTTAGATTATTTAAGCAGAGGGTATTATGTAATTGCAAGTTGTGGTAGTGGCTTATTTACTTATGGCGGACACTATATTGTATTAGTAGGAATAGAAAATGGAAATATAAAGATTTATGATCCATATTTATATACAAATAAATTCAATACAGCTAGCAGAAGGAACAAAGTTATAGTAAATGGAAATACTGTTTATTGTAGTATAGATAATTTTAAGAAATATGCAAATTATAAAGGCTTTTGGTGTTTCAGTAATGATAGCGGTTTAACAGAAAATAAAAATACAGATATAAAAACTGTAGTAGCAAATAACAATATAGAAGATACAAATTATAAAGTAAGAATAACTGCAAGTAGCTTGAGAGTGCGAGAAGGTGCAAGTACAAATTATACCCAAATTTCTTCTTATAAAAAAGGTACAGTTGTTACAATCTATCAAAAATATAAAAACTGGGGCAAAACTGCATCTGGTTGGATATGTTTAGATTATACTACTACTCAAATTAATTCTACAGTATATACAACAGGAAAATACAAAGTTAGCACTAATATTCATGTCAGAATGGGTGCAGGAACAAATTATAAAGCAAAGACCTATAAACAGTTAACTCAAAACGCAAGATACCAAAATAAGCTTTGTGGTAATTATTGCTACAATGGATATAAAAAAGGTGTAATTTGTAATATTACAAAAGTACAAGGCAATTGGGGATTAACAAAAAGCGGTTGGATATGTTTAGACTATTGCAATAAAATTTAAAAAAGAGGAGCATTAAAGCTCCTCAAAATTATTATTCAAACAATCCAACAATTACATTGCTTTCTGCCCATTCAGATGGCTCGTTAAAGTCTACATAGTAGGTATTGTCTTCATAGATAACATTTACTGTTGTAAAAGAATTTTCATTGTTTTTATCACATAATTCGTATAACCCATCTTGATTTTCAAAAATTCCTTTCTCTTCAAATTCTCCATTTAATTCATAATCAATTCCATCAATACTTTTAAAATTTTTCATAATCATTTCCTCCTAAAATTTATTATTTCTATTAAAGTTAAACCTCTTTCCACATTTTAAATAAATGTTCTTTTGCTGTATATTCTTCCTTTGTTATAATTATAATAACATACGGTACACCGTAAGTCAAGTACTTTTTTAATTTTTTTTCAAAAATTTTTCAATTTCATTCTTAAGCCAAATGGCATATGGTTTATCAAGTTTTTGTAAAAATTCCTCTGCTAACTCCTTATCAACTTTGGCAACTAATCTTTTATATTTTTTATTTTCCCATTCTGCTTCTTTTTGGTAATCTCTTGACATTTATATCAACTCCTTATATAATATCCGAGGAGGAATTATCCTCTTCGGATGGCTTAGACTAGCGCATTTCTTTTTCCTGGCGGGATTTGAAATTGTACATTTGTCTTTGCCATTTTTGTATTT